TGTTGACGAGTATGCCAATCTAAGGCATCTGTCTGGTGATTATATCATAGTCCTTCCAGATTCGGAAGAGAAACCTCAACACAAACCCACATCATTGACCAAGGTAGGTAATGAGTGGGTTGAAACTCAGATGGAGTTTGACTTTGGATAAGTGGGACAAAGCACACTTAGAAGTCGCAAAGACATATGCCAAACTATCATCCGCAAGAAGGATGAAGGTTGGTTGTGTCATTGTGAAAGACAATCGTATTATCTCTATTGGGTATAATGGTATGCCTAGTGGATGGGATAATAACTGCGAAGAAGAAATAAAATCTGGTAATACTGGATATGGTAGAGAACTAAAAACTAAAAAGGAAGTGCTTCATGCAGAGGCGAATGCGATTACAAAGGTTGCAAAGTCAACGGAATCGGCGGAGGGTGCAATTCTGTACTCGACCTGTGCCCCTTGTATCGACTGTGCAAAACTCATCCACCAAGCAGGAATCGAAAGAGTCGTCTACGACCACGGATATAAATCAGACGAAGGATTGACTTTCCTTGCTAAGTGTGGTATAGTACTTGAAACTACAGAAGATGCTGATCCTTTTGACTTACCTTGGAAACGGAGTTTAATACCTTGATAAAACCTTTTGATTATGTGAATGCGATTAATTATTCCAAGAAAGATATTATGCAATCCTCGGATGACGAGAAAGTATATCTACCTTTCATGGTAAACCGTTCGTTATCTTACTTCTCTGATACTGTCGTTCTTGCGAATGAGATGAACAAATACCACCACCTAGACTCTCGTCTACAATTCTCGTTTCTTATAAATATAGTTAGGAAACGGAAGCGTTTCTCAAAATGGGTAAAACCTGAATTGGAACATGACCTTGAGTCGGTAAAAAGATATTATGGATATAGCAATGAAAAAACACGGCAAATCCTACCTCTTCTCTCACCTTCTCAAATTAAACAAATAAAAGACAAGGTGAATAAAGGTGGAAGAAAATAACTTAGTATCATGGGTACCAGCGAGTATGCTAGAGATCACTCTGGCAGAACCTGATGATTTCCTCAAAGTGCGTGAAACTCTAACAAGAATCGGAGTGGCATCACGCAAAGAAAACAAACTGTTTCAGTCCTGCCATATCCTCCATAAACAGGGAAGGTACTATATCGTACACTTCAAAGAACTGTTTATCTTGGATGGTAAGAAAGCAAACTTAGAGAAATCAGATGTCGAGAGACGAAACACTATTGCGACATTGTTATCAGACTGGGGACTTGTAGAGATACAGAACAAGGAAGTAGCAGTAGATTGTGCACCTCTAAGACAAATTAAGATCATTGGATTCAAAGACAAAGACCAGTGGGAGTTGTGTCCCAAATACAATATTGGTAACAAGTGAAAACAAAGGTGAGTAAATGTTTGGTAATAACTTCAAGGGTAGGTTCGTTCCAAGGAACGCATGGAAGTATAACGGTAACATAAAACAGATTATATACCGTAGCAGTTGGGAACGACTGTTCATGGTGTATTGTGATAAGTGTCCGAGTATATTACAATGGTCAAGTGAAGAGTTCAAGATTCCCTATGTGTTTGAGGGTAAGAACCGCACCTACTATCCAGACTTCTGGGTTGAGATTCACGACAAGAAGGGTAACATAGTAAGAAAGATGATTGAGATAAAACCTCATTATCAAAAGAAGTGGAAGATCAATCAAGCAAAGTGGGCAGAAGCAAGGAAGTTTGCCGAAGAGAACTATATGGATTTTGAAGTATTTACTGAGAAGGAGTTGTTCTAATGAGAATTGTAAATCGTGGATTTGGTAAGGTATTCCGAAAAGTAGTAAACATTGCAGACCGAGTAGACATCTGGTTCCGTAAGACTTTCAACACCAGTCCCAAGCAGAAGGCACTTGAATTGCATCAAGATTCTATTCCTTTGAAGAAGTTGGATAATACCATAGGAAAGAAACTGGGTATATTTGAATAATGGCAACAGGTCTGTTTCAACATCATATCGAAGAGATTCGTGCGAAGAAGCACTGGTGGGGTCGTATAGAGGACATTGTCGGATACGATTGGAACACCATGATGCATATGATTGATACCCATCCATCGAAATTATACGATTGGAATCGTGAGAAGAATCGTCTCGGATGTAATGAGTTTCATCGGAGACCATCTGCACCTCAGATTGCACAAGAGATTCATCAAGAGATGACAGAGTTTTTTGTTGATCCTGCACCCAAGAAGTTTAAATATACAAAGGGTGCACCCCAAATTACAAACATTGCATTTGTTGGGTTTGGACAAGACTCTGGTTCATACCCTAGACATTGTGACAGTATGGATGTATTCCTGCTACAAGCAATTGGTGAGTGTAAGATTACAGTCGGTTATACCGAAGAACCAAGGAATGCAGACGAGACTCGTATTTTGAAAGTAGGTGATTGTGTCTATTTACCTAGAGGCACATATCACCAATTGAAACCATCAGTATCACGAGTCACATTCTCGTTTGGTTTTGAGAGTGATCCCGATACTGATCCAAAGAACTTTATATAGAGAAGTAAATTCTTATATATAGTAGTGTCACGAAAAGTGACAAATCGTAAGGATGCCGTAATAGTTCGGGTTCTTACATAATCTTGCTAAAAAAATATAGGAGATATAGCAACATGACAAATCTAAAAGTAGGTAAACAACTATTCCCACGTTCCGCATTCATTGGTTTCGACCATTTGTTCAACGAATTGGAATACGCAACTAAACACGCAAATGACCATTATCCACCTCATAACATTGTGAAGGTAACGGAAGATGAGTTTTTAATAGAGGTGGCGGTTGCGGGATTCAAAGAAGAAGAACTGATTGTAGAACAGAAAGAACGCTCATTGCGAATCAGTGGTTCGCATGAGTCTAGAGACCGAGAAGTGATACATCGTGGAATTTCCACGAAGGACTTTAGAAGGCAGTTTAGACTTTCCGAGTATGTTCAAGTAACTGGTGCCTCTCTCAAAGACGGTATTCTTGCAGTAAATTTGAAGTTAGAAATCCCAAAAGAGAAGCGACCTCGTCAAATTAAAATATCTTAAATTTTTCGAGGAAACAAAATGTCAACTGAAACCAAAATGGAGTTCGGGTTGTTCGTAGCAAGTATGGGTGTTGTAGTACTTGCACTATCACCCCTGTTCTAAAAAACTGAGGTGGGGGAGGAAACTCCCCTTCCAATATTATGAAAGCATACATGATTGCAGATTTGAATAATCCGACCTCTGTGAAGTATACAGAGATCGCACTGGAATCGTGGCAGAAACAAAACATCCTTGACATTGAAGTCGTTCAGTGTTATACTCCCGATACCATCTCAGAACTAGAACCCCTCTACAACTGGCAACCTCTACTTCAAAAGATGCAACTACAATCTATCAGTACTCCCTCGGAGAGAGCAGGGGATATTAGTCACTGGAGGATGATAAGAAACCGCACCCAAAGCAGGGAACGGTTCTATGTAATGGAACATGATTCCTATCTGCTAGACCCCGATGAATTTAAACGACAGATTGATTTCACTATGGAACACGGACTGGACTATGCCAATCACGGACTGTTCATGTCTTGCTATTCATTCTCTCGTAGGTGTGCTCTCTTCATGCATGACTTGTTAGTGAATCAAGAGTTCCCTCTCAATGGTGGGCCCTACGGTTGTGTGGAGAGACTGGTCAAGACTTACTTGACCCACAAGAATAAGAATGATCGAGACTATACATGGATGACTCACTATGGTGATTGCTATCATGTTAATGTAGGTTCAACCGCAACCGAACTGCGTAATACATATAACTTTCATTGTAAGACAGATTCCCCATTCAAACTTGCATCGACCCAAGTGATCTCTAAATCATTTGGTATAACCCAAGAGCATGAGGGTATGAAGTATAAACCTTGGGAGCGTGCCAACGGATTTAAAATTATTCCTTGACATTCCTAGTTCTGTCCTGTATAATGTGTAACATCAGATTATGGAGAGTTTATGGATTTTTACACATCAATTGACCGATATGGGTCTGCGTTACTCTATCGTGGATATTCCAACGGTCAACGAGTCAAAAAACGCATCCCTTTCAAACCTACCCTGTATGTCAGTGGTAAGGGTGACAGTGGGTGGTCTACCCTAGATGGTAGGTCAGTCGAACCTATCCAGTTCGAGACCATGCGTGAAGCAACCGAGTTCACAAAACGGTACCAACATATAGACACATTCAAGGTCTATGGTCAGAACAATTTCATCTCACAATTTGTTGCAGAGAAGTTTCCGAGGGACATCAAGTTTGATCGTGAACTACCTGTAATCACCACCATCGATATTGAGGTTGCATCCGATGAGGGATTCCCCGAACCAGAGCAAGCAAACTATCCAGTTATCTCTATATGCACCAAATCCAGTAAAGAAGATTTCTTTCGTGTGTGGGGTCTGGGTGATTATGATCCACCAGAGAAAGCAATCTACACGAAGTGTGACACCGAACTGCAACTGCTAGACAAGTTTCTAGATTACTGGCAGGGTCATGGTTCACCCGACATTGTCACTGGTTGGAACACCAAGCAGTTTGATATTCCCTATCTTGTTAATAGAACAAGGAAGGTTATTGGTGATGAGTCTGTCAAACGATTCTCACCTTGGGGCACCGTCTCGTCTCGTACTGTTCGTGGTAAGATGGGTATGAAGGATGTGGACACCTATGACCTCATGGGTATTGCTCAGTTGGATTACTATGATCTGTTTCGTAAGTTTACTCTCAACACTCTGGGTCAACAAGAGTCCTATCGTCTGGATCACATTGCCCATGTCGTATTGGGTGAACGCAAACTCTCGTATGAGGAGCACGGCAACCTACACACATTGTACAAGGAAGATCACCAGAAGTTCATTGACTACAACATTCGAGATGTTGAACTGGTTGACCTGTTGGAAGAGAAACTCGGACTGATCACTCTGGCAATGACTATGGCATACCGTGGTGGTGTGAACTATGAGGATGTGTTTGGTACAACCACTATCTGGGATTCCATCATCTATCGTATTCTGAACCTCAAGCATATTGCGGTTCCCTCGAAAGAAGAAAAAACCAAGGGTGACTTTGCAGGAGGTTATGTGAAAGAACCTCAAGTCGGTTCCCATGATTGGGTAACATCCTTTGACTTGAACTCCCTGTATCCGATGATCATTGTACAATACAATATGTCACCCGAAACTGTGGTGGATGGTCTGATCGATACTGATGTGGAACGAATGCTTGCAGGAGTAACCAATACCACTGGTAACTATGCGGTTGCCCCATCGGGTGTTCGGTTCACCAAAGAGAAAGAGGGTATCATCCCTAGTGTGATTCGACAGTACTATGCCGAACGCAGAGAGATCAAGAAGCAGATGTTGGAAGCACAACAAGAGTATGAGCAGTATCCTCGCAAGGGTCTTGCCAACAAGATTGCTACTCTTGATAACCAACAGATGTCGATCAAGATTCTTATGAACAGTCTCTATGGTGCACTAGGTAACAGATGGTTCCGATACTTTGATCAGAGGGTTGCCGAGTCTATTACTCTGGCAGGACAGTTATCCATCAAGTGGGCAGAACGAGCAGTCAACAAAGAGATGAACAAACTCCAAGGCACCGATGAAGACTATGTGATTGCTATTGATACTGACTCGGTCTATATGCGTATGGGTACTCTGGTTGATAAATTCAAACCCAAAGACCCTGTCAAGTTTCTGGACAAGATTTGCTCCGAACACTTTGAACCTGTTCTTGCCAAAGCATACGAAGACCTCGCAGACTATACCAATGCGTATGTCAACCGTATGGAGATGGGTCGTGAGGTGATTGCTGACCGTGGTATCTGGGTGGCAAAGAAACGATACATTCTCAATGTGCACAACAACGAGGGTGTTCAGTTTGCCGAACCCAAACTCAAGATGATGGGTATCGAAGCAGTCAAGTCATCCACACCTCAAGTGGTGCGTGATAAGTTCAAGGAAGTCTTTGGTGTGATCATCAATGGCACCGAGGATCAGACACAGAACTATATTCGTAATTTCCGCAACGAGTTTGTCAAACTCCCTGCCGAGGACATATCATTCCCTCGTGGAGTGAGTGCGGTAGAAAAGTGGGCAGACAAGAAAACCATATACAAGAAGGGTACACCGATCCATGTTCGGGGTGCACTGTTGTACAATAAGTATACCAAGGGTATGCGACACGAGACTATCAAGAATGGTGAGAAGATAAAGTTTGTCTATCTCAAGACACCGAATCCTATCAAGGAGAATGTGATTTCCTATCCCCAAAACCTACCTCGTGAGTTGCAACTGGAGAAGTACATCGACTATGACAAGATGTTCTCCAAGACATTTGTAGACCCACTTGAACCCATACTGGATGCTGTTGGTTGGACTGCCGAACCCCAAGCATCATTGGAGGACTTCTTTGGATGAACACTTTACTGGGTTATGATTCCCTTCCGAAAGACCAAACTAAAACTTGCGTTGTCTGTAAAAAAGAAAAACATATAGATGAATTTTATACTCATTTTGGATACAAGGATAAGAAAGATCGCAAATGTGCCCGATGTCATAAAGATGGAAAAATTAATATGAAGCGGTTGAGAAAGATTTCACCCCCTGCACCATCTAATTGTGATTGTTGTGGTATTCCCTTTGAGAAATCAAAATCAATACACACTGCTAATCATGCTATTCTAGACCACTGCCATGATACCGATGAGTTTAGAGGTTGGTTGTGTCAGAACTGCAATGTGGGTATAGGTAAATTGGGAGATAATATAGAGGGTCTCCGAAGGGCAATCAAATATTTAGAGAGGACTTCTTTGGATGAGTGAAGCATTCGTGTATATGTGGCACGATTCCAAGAATAGTATGTACTATATCGGTTATCACAAAGGCACACCAGATGATGGTTATACTCATTCGTCAAAAGTCATGGAGCAGTTCAAAGCACATAGTATACCAGAAGGATTTAGTAGACGAATTCTCGCATATGGTACTGTACCTGATATGAGGCAGTTGGAGAATGACCTTCTCAATAATAGAAAGGAGAAGTGTTGGGACAAGTATTATAATGTTGCTACTTGTTTTCCACCACCTGCAAAGTCTGGGAAAGATTCTCATTGGTATGTTCATGGAAGGTCTGGGACACAGGAGTATAAACAAGAGTATCGTGAAAAGAATCGTGAGGAGTTACGAGAGTACCAACGAGAGTATCGTGAAAAGAATCCAGAGCAAAGACGAGAGTATCTTGAAAAGAATCGTGAGAAGATACTAGAGCAAAGACGAGAGTATCGTGAAAAGAATCGTGAGAAGATACTAGAGAAAAAACAAGAGTATCGTGAAAAGAATCCAGAGAAGATACGAGAGCAACAACGAAAGTATTATAAAGAGAGTCGTGAGAAGATACTAGAGCAAAGACGAGAGTATCGTGAAAAGAATCCAGAGAAGATACGAGAGCAAAAACGAAAGTATTATGCTAGAAAGAAAGCAGAGAAAATCGGAACATCAACACTGGATAACTTTTTAACTTGACATTAATTGATCACTGTGGTATTATTACAACATGAGATATTCACTTACAATATTTAAAAACACATTCGACAACCAGACCCATCGGGGAATGGAGATCGAATCGTGGGAACAGTTTGAAGAACTACTATATCATATGTTTGGTAAGGAGGGTAGAAAAGGTGGTCGAGATTCTTCTGTGCTTATTAGTCCTGCTCGTTATTTTCCCGATACTACGAGGAGTAATAAGAATGTTGATTTATGGGGTGGTTGGGGTGCTCTTGATGTTGATGATTTTGTACTATCTGGTGATTCCAGTATTAGTGCTTGCCAGCGCCTAAAAGAGCAACTTGCAGAGAAGTATGGTCGGTTTCATTATGTCTGTTACAATACTGCATCGTCAACCGAGGAACAACCCAAGTTTCGTTTGGTGTTCCCACTGACACGACAGGTTCGTAGCAAGGAACTACAACACTTCTGGTTCTCTATGAACAAACAGTTTGATGGACTAGGTGACAAGCAGACCAAAGATATTTCTCGGATGTACTATGTCCCTGCACAGTATCCGAATGCGTATAGTTTCATGTTCATCAACAAGGGTGTACACCTTGATCCAGATATGTTGATGAACAAACACGCATATGTAGAACCGCAAGGCAAGACCTTCATGGATAGGTTACCACCAGAATTACAAAAAGCAGTGATAGAACACCGCAAAAATTCTCTAAATAATACTGACATCACATGGACATCGTATCGTGACTGCCCATTCTTCCCTCGTAAGTTGGAGAACGAGTATCGTGCAATTACTGGTACAGGTTGGTATCACAAGATGTATCAGATTATGATTGCGGTTGCAGGAAACGCAGTATCCAAAGGTTATCCTATCTCTGCCAATCAGATTGCACAGATGTGTACTCAGTTGGATATGGAGACTGGTAACTGGTATGAGAACAGACCTTTGAACAAAGAAGCAGATCGTGCACTAGAATATATTTACAGGAACGGTTGATGCAAGTACAAACTTTTTTGACCTTTCCTACTGTGATTTCACAGTCTAAACATCATGTGTCCAAGGAAGAGAAGGATGCATGGTTTAACTTGTATCTAAAACATTCTAATCAGAGAGGACAGTCTCACGATTGGATGGGATACGAAAGGGTACACACTGACGAATCCTTTCCCTCTATCTTTATGGATAGACTGAGGGGTGGAGTGAAAGAGTATCTGAAAAGTCTTAGTATCAATCCAAGTAAATTGGATGTACAGTTGACTAAGTGTTTCTTCAATGTGACTGATAAGAATGCCATCAACCCACATGATCATATGGAGAATCATATATCATTTACATATTATCCCCATGTGGCAAGGGGTAAGGAAAGAAGTATTGTGTTTCACAATGAGATACACGGTAACGAACCTTACCAACATTTCTTTATGAATCATTGTAAAGAATGGACACAGAACAACTGTATCAATGAGGGGTTTCCTATATCCGAGGGTGTGATGTATGTGTTTCCCTCGAAGATGAAGCATGACATTGAGGTAAAACGAGGTGATGGTAAGAGTGAGGTCAAGGGATTTCGAGATGTTGCTTCTCTGAACAACAGTCGTTTTTGTGTTGCAGGAGATTTGTTGTTCACCCGAAAAGAGGGTGTCGAAGAATATAGCAGGGTATTATCTAGTCCTAAAAACTGGACTACGATATAATAAGTCTATATAGTTTACTAACTACGGAGTAAGTATGAGAATATTAATCACAGGAGCGGCAGGGTTTATTGGGTCGCATCTTGCAGATAGTTTGTTAGAAGATGGTTTTGAAGTGTTTGGACTAGACAACTTCAACGACTACTATGACCCTCATCTGAAATATGACAGAGTCGAGTACTTTGGTCACGAAGTCTATAATTGTGATCTCAAGAACTTTGATGACCTAGATGTCATGTTCGGTAAGATAGAACCAGATGTGGTTATCCATCTCGCTGCTCGTGCAGGGGTTAGGGATTCCTATGGTAAAGAGAATCTCTATCACCAAGACAACATTGTTGCTACACAGAATCTTATTCAAGTATGTAAGATGTATAATGTGTTGAAGGTTGTCTATGCATCTACCAGTTCGGTCTATGGTGGCACACCTATTCCACCTACTGGATGGGTAGAGCACGAGGTTACTGGTCATCAGTTGAATCCCTATGCATATACCAAGTACTGTAACGAATGTCAGTTCAAGATCAGTGGACTCAACAATGTTGGTCTACGATTCTTCACAGTATATGGGCCTTGGGGTAGACCAGACATGGCACTGTATCAGTTCACCGATGCAATCTGCCATGATGAACCTATCCAAGCATTTAACTATGGTAACATGAAACGAGACTTCACCTATATTGGTGACATCGTTGAAGGAGTCAAGATTGCACTGTTTGCCGATCTACCTACCAATGAGATATTCAATATAGGTAGAGGTAAGCAAGTAGACCTCATGCATTTTATTTCACGCATAGGTAAGGAAGTTGGAAAGGAACCAGAAGTTATTCTGGCACCTAGACATCCTGCTGATACTCTAGAGACTTGGAGTAACACAGGTAAATTGAGAGAATTGGGGTATAAACCCAAAGTGAATATCGAACAGGGTGTGGAAGCATTTGTTCGATGGTTTAAAGAGTATTACGGATACAAAGGATAAAATATGAATGAAGAAGAGATGATGGAAGATAATGATTACCCACTTCTTGATGCGGATGGTAACCCACCCAAATTGAGAATCGGTATTGTTGGACATGGATTTGTTGGGGGTGCGGTGGACTACGCATTTACTCACCGAGACATTGAGAAGTTTTATGTTGACCCAAAACATAATACCACTATTGATGATCTATTGGATTGGAAACCAAATGTCACATTTATTTGTGCTCCGACTCCAATGTCAGAAAGTGGATTTGTGGATGCATCTATTGTAGAAGATGCTGTATTGAAACTCTTGGAACATACTGAGGGTGGTGTTGTTGTCAAATCAACAATCACACCAGACATTGTGGATCGTCTGTATTCGTCTGTGTTTGAAGATGACATCAAACGATTGACTATCAACCCTGAGTTTCTGACTGAGTCCAATGCCAAAGAGCAGTTTGTGATGGCACCTTATCATGTGATTGGTGGTCATCCAGATGCGTGTCAAGGTCTTGCACAACTCTATGAAATATACAGTCTGTGTGTTGCCACTGAATTTATATTCACCAGTGGTGTTGAGGCGGCATTCGTGAAGTATGGGGTGAACTCATTCCTTGCGACCAAGGTAACATTCTTCAATCAATTCTTTGATTCGATTGAGAAGTTTGGGTGTAACTATCCGACTATTATGAATGCAGTTGGTAGGGATAAACGAATCGGCATGGGTCATACTCGTGTACCGGGATATGATGGTAAACGAGGATTCGGTGGTGCGTGTTTCCCCAAAGATTGTAAGGCATTTACTTTATTCGATGAGGACTTGACTTTAATTGATAAGTGTGTTAATATAAACAACAATTATCGCAAACAATATGAACTAGATAAACGTGAGGAAGAAAATAATGTCAAGTATGATGGACAAACTAAAGAAGAACAGCAAGATCAAGACAACGGAAGTACTGTCTGATAGCAAGTTCTTTACTGAAAAAGATATGGTGCCAACCGATGTTCCGATGGTGAATGTCGCATTGGCAGGAAGTACTGACGGTGGTGTCACACCGGGATTAACAGTCCTAGCAGGGCCGAGTAAGCACTTCAAGACTTCATTTGCATTGCTAATGGCAGGTGCATATTTGAAGTCTAAGAAGGATGCTGTTATGCTCTTTTATGATAGTGAGTTTGGTAGTCCCCAATCTTACTTTGAGCAGTTCGGTATTGACACTGGCAGGGTGTTACATACACCCATCACCAATGTCGAGGAGTTGAAGTTCGATCTCATTTCGCAACTTGAGCAACTTGATAGAAAAGATGACGTTATAGTCGTTATCGATTCAATTGGTAATCTCGCATCCAAGAAAGAGTTAGAGGATGCAATTAATGAGAAATCGGTGGCAGATATGTCTCGTGCCAAAGCATTAAAAGGTCTGTTCAGAATGTGTACTCCGTATCTGACTATGAAGAACATTCCAATGCTTGCCGTCAACCACACATATAAGGAAATCGGACTATTTCCAAAAGACATCGTAGGTGGTGGTACTGGTATTTACTACAGTGCTGACAACATCTGGATTCTGGGTCGTAGACAGAACAAAACTGGTACAGAGGTAACAGGTTATGATTTCGTCATTAATGTTGAGAAGTCGAGATATGTTAAAGAGAAGTCTAAGATACCTATCTCTGTTTCTTGGGAAGGTGGTGTTGAACGTAATAGTGGTCTGTTGGATGTTGCTCTTGCTGGCGGTTATGTTGCTAAACCTTCTAATGGATGGTATTGCCGAGTTGATCGAAGTACTGGAGAGATGGTAGAGGGTAAGGTTCGAGAGAAAGAAACTCTGAAAGATGAGTTCTGGGAACCTATCTGGAATGGTACGGACTTCAAAGACTTCCTACAGAACCAGTACTCCATTACTAAAAAGTCACTTGTTTCTATGGATGATATTGTAAATGAGTAATGACATAGAAACCAAGTTGAGTGAAGATGTACACTTTGAGATTATTCCATCCGAAGATAAACACGGATGGAATATCCGAATCCTCGAAGAGTTTCCCGAAACTGTTATTGCCTATGATGTGATAGAGGTGGTGGAGGACAAAGACCAACTCAGTTTTAACTTCACAATTGTTTCTTCTCCAGATGGAGATTTATCAGTAAATGACTTGACATTACAGGAGTACTCTGGTAGAATACTCTCTAGTTTACTGGAAATTGCTATTGCCGATGGTACTCTTGTCGCACAGGATAAAAAGACTGGAGAGATAATGGCAACTGACGAAATACATGAGGAATTGGAGTTATATAATGAAGAATATCAATCTGGAACAGACGATTCTGAGGAATCTGCTAACCAATGACCCCTATATGCGGAAGGTGGGTGCATTCCTATCTCCCGACTATTTCCAAGGAGTCTACAAGGGTCTGTTCAAAGAAGTAACAAAGTTTGTTGCCAAGTACAACAAACTACCCTCCCTCGAAGCATTCAAGATCGAGATCGATGAGAACAACTCTATGGGGGAAGAAGATTATCGTGGGGCAAATGAACTGCTCCACGATCTCTTCCAACCCGAACCAGAGAACCTTGATTGGTTGATTGAACGCACCGAGAAGTGGTGTCAAGACCGTGCAGTGTTCAATGCGGTGATGGAGTCTATCTCTATCATTGATGGCAAACACGCAACCCTACAAAAGAACGCAATACCCGATGTCTTATCCAAGGCATTGGGTGTTACCTTTGACACTAACATTGGTCACGACTATCTGGAGAATGTGGATGGTCGATATGAGTTCTATCACGAACAAGAAGAACGCATACCATTTGACCTTGATCTATTCAATCAGATCACCAAGGGTGGTCTACCTAACAAGACACTGAATATTGCACTGGCAGGAACAGGTGTTGGTAAATCATTGTTTATGTGTCACTGTGCCGCCTCTGGTCTGGCACAGGGTAGGAATGTATTGTACATTACTATGGAGATGGCAGAAGAAAGAATCGCAGAACGTATCGATGCTAATCTATTGAACATACCGATTGATCAGTTGGAGAATCTATCTAAGGATATGTTCACCGACAAGGTAGGTCAGATCGCCGCAAAGACCCAAGGTAAACTGATCATCAAGGAGTATCCGACTGGACAGGCAAACACCAGTCACTTCCGTGCACTGTTGAATGAGATGAAGTTGAAAAAGAACTTTGTGCCAGAGGTCATCTTTGTTGATTACCTAAACATCTGTGCCTCGTCTCGTATGAAAGGTATGGGTGGTGCAATCAACTCTTATTCTTATATCAAGTCTATCGCAGAAGAACTGCGTGGTTTGGCAGTGGAGTTCAATGTACCTATTATGTCTGCGACACAGACTACCCGATCTGGTTACAGTAATGATGATGTTGGTCTGGAAGATACTTCTGAGTCGTTTGGTCTCCCTGCTACGGCAGACTTGATGTTCGCATTGATCAGTAATGAGGAACTAAACAATCTAGGTAAGATCATGGTCAAGCAGTTGAAGAACCGTTACAATGATCCGACTCGACACAATCGATTCACTGTCAAGGTTGACCGCAGTAAGATGCGACTGACCGATGATGATGATGAAGAGATGATACCAAACGATCAAGACAAGGGATGGGATGACAAACCAGTCTTTGATAACAGTTCGTCTGGTCAGAGAATGAAAGCAGAAAACTTCAAGAACTTTAAACTATAAGGTGTTTTAGATGGAAATACAATGGGGTTGGCCCATCCTTACGACTGCACTAATGTTTGCTTCTTTCTGGTACGGAAAGATTGTTGGATTTGTGGATGGTGAAGATGAGGGTCGAGACGATGGAATAGAACTCGGAAGTAAGGCAACTGCGAGAGTAGTAATGCAGTATATGAGGGAGAAGTATGAGTTGACGATTAGTGATCCTGAAATTGAAGAAGTTGTTGATGGTATAAGTATAACACACCATGAGGTAAATGAAGATGAGTAAAATA